AGAAATCTCGAATCCAGAATCTACTCACAGTTATCAAGACAGTTAGTAGAAAACTTGTTTGGTGAGATACCTTCTGAATCAGGAACACTGACACTAGAAGGCAACACAATAGTTTACAAAGTAGAAGACGGCATAATAACTTTAACCATAACGGATAGTGATGGAAATTCAACAACGATTAGTTTGCCTGTCGGCAATTTTAATTTCTAGCTGTGCAGTAATAGAAGAAAGTGGAGACTTGGTGCTAACTAAAAAAATGCAATCAACCTCTACATTAAGCTTACAATCAGAAGAATTAAAGAATTTATCACCAGCCAAGAATAGACCTACGATAGCTATATACCCCAACAGTTTCAGGGATTTAACAGGTCAGCGTAAGAGTAACAGTACATTTGCTTTGTTTAGCACAGCAGTAACACAAGCTCCTGAAGCATTATTGATAAGAGCATTTAAACACACTTCAAACGGACAGTTCTTTAGAGTGGTAGAAAGGGTTGGTCTCGATGACCTTGTCAAGGAAAGACAATTGATTCGTAGTACGCGTAAAGAGTTTAAAGAAGGAGACAAAGTAAAGCCTTTGTTGTTTGCAGGTTTACTAGTTCAAGGTGGAGTGATTAGTTATGAGTCTAATCTAAAATCCGGAGGCAGTGGAGCAAGATATTTAGGTATCGGCACATCAAAACAGTTTAGGGAAGACACAGTTACTATTTCATTAAGATTAGTTTCTGTATCTACGGGGGAAGTTCTCATGGAAACATTAGTATCTAAGAGTCTATTATCCACTAGTATTTCCCAAGATATATTTCGCTTTATAGCTACTGGTACTGAGCTAGTAGAAATAGAAGGTGGTATATCAGAGAATGAAAGCGTATCTATAGCTTTGCAAAAGGCAATAGAAACAGGAGTTTTAAATATTATAAACATAGGAATAGAAAGAGGTTATTGGAAATATGAATAAATTAATTATGAGTTTTATGGCTGTCGTGTCTTTAGGAATACACGCAGTCGACAATGAAATATATATAGACCAGACTGGAGCTACCTTTAATTTGGATGCAGAACAGCTTGGTTCTGGAAACTTGATAGGCGGCGCTACAGCAGCAGCTGGGTCGATGACTCCACTAGACTTAGACGGAAATACTCAGACCATTGATATAAATCAAATTGGGAGTAGTAACAAATTTTTGGGCGACATAACAGCTGATAACTTTATAGGCTTCTGGGAGTTTGATGGCTCTACTAACGTGTTTAACGTACAGATAGACCCGAATAATACTTATGGAGCTGACAATTCAAATGTTAATGTAGATGTAACAGGTGGTACAAACACCTTTACGCTAGATTTAGCTACTACATCCTTGGCTAGTAATGCAGATATTGATTGGGTTATTACCGGTGATGGCAATACTTTTGATTTTAATATCAACAATGCTGATGCAACAAATAATGTTACCGTTGATGGTAATGACAATGTTGTAAACTTTACAGGGCAGGGTTACGCAGGTGGGTACTTTAAATTAAACCAAACAGGAAATTCAAGAACCTTTAATATCAATCAATTAAGCACTACCGACAATGACTGGTTACGCATCACATCTACTGGCAGTAATGGTACTATTTGTGTCATTCAAAATGACGGGGGAAGTGCAGTCGGTTGCTAATATAGGCAGCATAACTGAACTGAATGGAGAAGGTAGGGTTGTACGAGATGACATCTACAAAGCTTCTTTAACCCTAGACATTAACAGCTACGACAACGTCCAGACTTCTAACGGGAGACTGGGTATTACCTTTTTGGATGACAGCCAAGTTAGATTGACTGAACACTCTGAATTAGTTATAGATGAATATATCTATGACCCTGACCCAAGTAAATCCAAAATGGCTTTAACATTTGCCAGTGGTACCGCAAGATTTATCACAGGCAGGCTAGGCACAATAGATAAAGAAAATCTTATTATAAATACGCCAAGTGCAATAATTGGAATTAGAGGCACGGATTTTACTGTGACTGTAGATGAGCTAGGACGAAGTTTGATTATCTTATTACCAGACAATGACGGTCTACCTAGTGGCGAAATTGTTGTTTCTACTGCTATGGGACAAGTGGTTCTTAACAAGCCCTATCAGGCTACCACTGTGTCTATGTTTGAAACTGAACCTACTAATCCAGTAATCCTGGACTTGACCTTAGAGTTAATTGACAACATGTTAATTGTACAAGAGCCAAAAGAAGACAAGACTAAACAGAGTGAAAATAGTGGAACTAATACTAATATCCTTGATGCTGACTTGCTTGAGTTTGATGATTTAGAAATAGATTATTTAGCAGAAGATGAATTAGAATTTACAGAACTCGATATAAATTATTTAGATGTGAATTTTTTAGAAGACTTATTAGACTTTATTGAAGATGTAAATGAATTAGACCAAACGCAAACTTTACTCAAGACTGATGTGGATTTAAAAGGAACACAGCTGGGCTATGATAGTAGCACCCAAATCAATACCTTCATGACGGACAGCGTTATAACATTCTACAAAGCTCTGGAAGACAGCATAGAATTGAACTTACAGAAGTCTAATGCCTATACTGTTGTCATGATACAAAACGGAAAAAGCACACAGATAATAGTCAATGGTGGTGGTGATTCAAACATAACAATAACTCAATCAGAATAATTAAGTGCAATTAAGTGTTGACTTCTGTTGATTTATATATATAATAAAGGTATATTAAATAAAAAGGAGTTAATTAATATGAGTAAACCTACATTACAGAAGGTATATGAAAAGATGACGATGATACAACAAAACACTGGTAAGCTTTGCTTACTGGCTGTTTTAGATGAGGGGGAACCTGCAATTGCATTAGGGCTAAAGGATGGTGAGAGCATAACACCAGTAGCAATAATGCTTGACCAAAGCAGGATAAACAAACTAAACCCCGATTGGGATTTGTTTGAGGTAATACAGCCTATTATTGAAGCTGCACAAAAACTAGAAGATAGAGTTTCTATTAAACAGTTTGGTGGACAGCATCTTGCTATAGACAAGCATTTTGACGAGGCTAATTTCTAAAAGAACTCCACAGTGTGGGTACCACTGTAATAGTAAAACTACCCACCTTACCTATGAAAAAACTACTACTACCAATATTAATAATACTAGCTTTACCGTTAGTGTTTCAATTTACGCCAACAGAAATAGTCAAGCTAAAAACTTTTGATGCACTGGTTAAGAAACAAGAGCCAAGTGGTAACTTTGTAATACTTAACATTACAGAAAAAGATGTGCAGGAACGAGGAGGCTTTCCTTTCCCAAGAAGAGATTTAGCTGATATCCAAATGGACCTAATTAACAAAGGAGCAATTGGAGTGGGATGGTCAATCTCTTTCTCAGAGAAGGACAGGTTTGGAGGAGATAGCATCTTTGCACAAACACTAGGATATATACCAAGCGTACTAGCCATGTTTGAAACACCAAACGGGCAATACCCAAAAACAGTAGGAACAATAATCAAAGGCAATCAAGTTGGTGGTATACCAACGCAAGGCATTGTAGAAAATATAGACATACTAAAAGATAATGCTTATCAAGGAATAGCAACAGCTCCAGTGGATGTTGATAACCTTGTCAGAAGAATACCCTTGTTAATGAAAACACCACAAGGTTGGTCTCCAAGTTTTGGCATAGAAATACTAAAAGCACTCACAGGAACTAAGTCGTACATTATCACTACAAATGATAATGGTATTCAGGAAATAGCTGTAAGACATTTGCCACCAATTAAGACAGATAGTTTTGGTCGTAAGTGGATTAGTTGGGTAGATACTCCACAGACTACTTTGCAAGAAATGGATGTGAATGGAAAGTTTGTAATTATTGGAGTTACTGCTAATGGAATTGTGCCAACTTTGGCAAGCCCTGTCGGTTTGCTCGAGCCACATAAAATACAAGCAGCCTTAGTTGAGTCAATTTTACTAAAAGATTCCCCAATAATACCTGATTGGAGTTTATCAGCAGAAATCTTAATTTTTGGAATATTTGTGTCCCTGACATGGCTTCTAATCAATTATCTTGGCATGACCCTAGGCATTGTATTAGCTGTTTTTACTATGTTGTGTACAGCTTTAGGTGGTTATTGGTTGATACAAGCAGGAATATTGCTTGATGTAACGTGGACTTTGATATCAATGTTCATTACAGGAGCTATAGCCTTCTATTTACGCTTTAGAGAACAGTTTAAATTGCGTTTACAAATTAAAAAACAGTTTGAACATTACTTGGACCCAAGACAAGTTAAACGATTGCAGGAAAATCCCGACTTACTAAAACTAGGTGGTGAAAAAAAAGTAGCTACATTTTTATTTACAGATGTCAGAGGCTTCACTAGTCTTTCAGAAAAACTACAACCAGAAGAAGTTACTGAGATTATGAATAAGGCATTAACAGTACAAGTAGAATGTGTGCAAAGAAATGGAGGCATGGTAGATAAATTTATAGGGGATGCTTGTATGGCCATATTCTCAGCACCCTTAGATTTAGAAGATCATGAAGACAAAGCAGTAAAAACTGCTATTGAAATGCAAGAAGCAATCAAAGAACTTAATAAGGAACTATCACATGAGATTGCTATTGGAGTGGGAGTAAATACTGGTACAGCTGTAGTAGGTAACATGGGATCTGATACTAGGTTTGACTTTTCAGCCATTGGAGACTGTGTAAATATAGCAGCTCGACTTGAGTCTGGAACTAAAGAAGCTGGCGTTGATATTCTTATAGGAGAAGATACTGCCAAAAACTGTAGTTTTGAGTTAAAATCTTTAGAAGCAATAAAAGTTAAAGGTAAGGAAAAATCTTTAAACGTATATACAATTTGAGGAAGTAAATGGCAACTGCAAAAGATGCTCTTAATGCAATAGAGTCACACGAAAGAGAATGTAAAGCATTATACAAAAGTATTGATAAAAGATTAGAAGACGGATCAAAGCGTTTCGATAAACTAGAGAACATGATTTGGGCTGTATATCCTTTTATATTAGTATCAATAGTCTTGTCACAGGTTATTGGATGATAAATAAAAAAGAATGGATATGGAAAAAAATAAAAATTTTTATATATCTTTTTAAAAGACGATACAAAGTTATTGTATCTTTTAATAAAGAATATGGTGATTCAGATGACACCACTCATATTGCAAAAAAAATTATAGTTCAAAAAGAAAACCATTTAAAATTTCGTAATGAAGATAAAAAAGAAATAGAGTATCGTAGCTCTGGTGGGCTTAACTATATTATAGAAGAACTTTAATGCAACAATTTTTAATTGCAATTATATTGGTCTTAGGTTTGGGATCTTATTATTTATATAATCAAAATCAAATACTAACTAAAAATAACGCATTATTAGAAGGAGCAGTAGCCACGCAAGAGGAAGCAATTAAATCTATGCAAGAGGACTTTGAGTTACAAACGGGACAATTAAATGAACTTAGTATTAAAAGCCAAGCAGCACAAAGAGAATTAAATAGATATACAAATTTTATACAGAACTATGAACTATCTGCAAAAATACTTGCAGACCCAATAAAAATGGAAAGGAAAATAAATAATGGTACAAAAAATATTATGGAACAAATTGAGAAACTTAGCGGTACAGTTGACTCTCTTGATGATGGTTTGCAGTTGCAGCCTAATTCCAACTAAACAGATAGAAGTAACAGCAAAGCCACTAGAGCGAAAGATAGTGCAACCTGTCATGCCTAGAGAAATTGATTTACAAGAACCTATGTGGATAGTCATTACACCAGATAACTGGGAAGATAAACTTGCAATGATAGAAAAACAAGAAGGTGAATTGGTTTTTTTAGCAATGACTATACCTGATTACGAAATAATGGCTTACAACATGCAAGAATTAAAAAGGTATATAAATGAACTTAAAGAAGTTGTTGTGTATTATAGAACAGTTACTACAAAAAAAAAGGAGTAAAGATATGAACATATCACAAGAAGGCTTATCGCTAATTAAAAAATTTGAAGGCTGCGAATACAACGCATACAAATGTGCAGCAGATGTTTTAACAATAGGTTA